GGGTGACAGGATCTACACCAACCCTTTATGATGTTGATGCACCACAACACAAAAGGGTAAACAAACAGGCCTACGAGCTAGTTACTGGACCGTGTAATCACGAGTCAGAACGCCGATTGGGCGCAGTCTCAATCAAGAGCTAGCGAGGTAGGGGGAGTCACGTTGGAACGACGTTCAGAAGGTCGGTCGAACCGGGCACGGAGCTTCCTCCAAGCTCTCTGGTTGCGGCGCAGAATTGGAAGACCACTCTTCTTCAATTCTCGGGCCACGAGCGATGGTACGATATAGTAAGCTGAGACATCAAGAAGACCGATGTCCTCCTCACTCATATCGTAACCTGAACGAGTGTCCAGGGAATTACGGTAAGGGATAAGACGAGTCCAAACGTTCCTGACCTGAATAGGGGCATCGGTCGGGAGACGACGGGTCATCCGGGCTGAAGGATGTGATTGAAGATATTCAATGGCGTCGAGTTGCCAAGATTCAGGTCCATAAAGGACACGAAGATCATCGACATCACCAGTATAAGACTGGGGGTCGTAGATCGTGGCAAGACCGACACCACCGAACTCCTCGGGCACATAAAGCGGGCAGCCCTTCAAGAACTCTAAAACCTGCACATTATGCTTAAGAAAAGCTAAATGAACAGGGAGTTGCAAATCGAAGGGGCAAGAATTAATCAAAGTTCTATGGCGAGAGCCAATAGACGTGTGCCGCTGATCAACATCATCAAAAGCTAAAGAAGGAGAGGTGACAGATGTACCAATAGAGGAACGGACCATTCCGAACATAAGACCGCTATTAACATACGGAATTAATTCGAAGTGACCGTTCTTAAATCGGTAAGAAGTAGAATTGATATTGACGTACTCCGGGTGCACATAGACCTTTCCCAAGGAAGGGATAAGTCCGGCTACCTTCGCGATATCCTGCCAGATAGACAGGAACTCACGAGGACCACGGACGAGCGCGTCATCACCATTCACAGTAATAGGCATCTTACGAAGGGACCATCGACGGCCTGTGGTTTGCTCCAAAGCAAAACGACACACGGCGGCATTCGTCACACAAAGTATGATGAATGAAACGATGGAACCCATAAGTTGACCCCACATCTGTTTTAAACCCTCGATCGTATGACCGGTTAATGCTGCGAGCCACGCCAAATGAATATCATCAGCGCACTCTAGCAAAAAGGCAAAGGAATTTACACATTGCTCAGAAACCTCAGGGTTGAGATTGTCAGTCGCAGAAGAATAATCAAGCGACGCAAACTCTCCCTCCGTGTTGGCAAATACCTCATCGAGATATTTAGCCGTCACAGTTTCCCGAGTAAGACGGAAACACCGAAACCGACCTAACAACCGAGACATAAACTTTTGAACCGGTTTGAGGAGAAAATAAGCCAAAGGAGGGCCCTTAGAAATAACACGGATTTTTAAAGATTCCGCAAGGGCAACGAGTTTAACGTCAAATGACTTCTCACCTTCATTATATCTTCTCCTCACTTCCTCGTAAAGAGCGGCGTAGTCTTTCAAAAAGGCAGACTTCCACTCTGGATTAATTACGAGGGGTTGGAACTCCTCCTCCGAAACACGAAACTCACCATCACTCGCCAAGAATACAACTTCATTCATCCTCTCTACAACAGCATTTCTATATTCCAAGATCCCACGAGAGGGATCCTGGAGTATAGAATCGTCACGAACATCGTCAAACCCAACATCTGGCTCAGCATCAACAATCCCCCGATTATAATCGGAGGATTCCCATTCGTCCAGGTAATCATCATACCCGGGAACATCAGCAATGATCCCCAGAGTATGGAGAGTACCAAAGGTACCAAAGCGGGAACGGGTATCAACATAGTTGGCCCGTATTGATGGAGCGTAAGGATGGTGTAAGACGGCATCCGTGATCCGAGGTTTCTCCTCGCCGGGGAAGGCCCGACAGATTTCGACACAGGTGCGATGCACCTGTTCTTTAATGTCGGAAAGATTAACGAACCTTCCACGGTAAGGAACTGAAGAAACATGGACTGGTTGTAGAGAGGTGAGAACCTTCTTCGTAGCCTGTTTGGCAGCCTGTAGGTCCTCCTTGTCAGCACGAGGAGAACTTTTTTTCTTATACAGGATACCCACAGCGAAAGTCAAAGAACGTTCCATACCAGAGGCGAATAAATTCGCCTTATCTCTCATCATTTTACGAATAAAACGACCACCAGTACTACCTAGTAGTTGACTAGGATGGTCACGACGAGAGAAAGGAGGTAACGGAACTTCCCCACCAAGATAGTGGGCGAAGAAGGCAGCATACTTGTACTTAAGGAACTTCATCCATCCGCATTCGACTGAGCATAGTTGCCAGTGTTGCAGCGTGGAGGTTTTACGGAAATGAGTGGGATCAAAACCATAAATTTCCAAGTAGGCTATGAGGGATTCAAGCTCAAGCGATAGCTTGTCCTTTACTGCAGGAGAACATTCTGCAGGGAGACACTCTACCATTGTGCCAGATTCTATCTCACTGGGCTTACTAGCCTTACCGTCAGGAATCACCACATCACCCTTGCCGGGGCCTAAAAAGAGGCTTAGGGCAGAAAAGGGATTTTTGTGAATGAGACCATCGGGTGAAGAACCAGGATCCCCAGTGTAAGACACCGGATCTGAGATCGGCCGCGATAACTCACCACTTCCAGTTGAACGACTGAAA